CTTGCAGGTGCTAATCATAAAGACATTAATAACGGCGATATGAATAGTAAAGAATTAGAAGGTACTTATACCACAAGCCCTGTATCAAATTGGAACAAAACAAAATGAATAACGAATTTAAAAAAATAAAAAATAATAATGAAACTCGTTATGTACTAGAAACTGCAACAGCAGGTGCAACTAGTGCAGGGGTAGTTGCTACTGCCGAAAAAGAGTTAGGAGAAGTTCAAAAACGTACTGCCGATGCTACAAAACCTCGTAACTTTGTTGCCAAGAACGCTAAAATGGGTGGGGCTGGAAAACATAAAGACAAGAAGAAAGAACAGAAACAGGGCACTGCTAAACATAAAAAGCCTTACATGGAATCTCTTAAGGGCAAGTTGGCAGATCTAAAGAGTCGTCTTGTAGAGCTGCAAGAAAGCGTGACAGAAGGTAATAGGCCATTCCGTGGAGTAGGTGGTGCATTTAATCGCGGCGATGATGAAAGACACGATTTAGATCCAACAGATTGGTATTTTGTTAAAGATGGTAAAATGTTTGCAGTGTCTGTATATCCCAATCAAGAACAAGAAGCAGCAGCACGAGGTTACAGTCGTACTAGAGACGAAGCTAAGGCAAAAGCTGCTAATCAAGGTGTGGCAGAAGGAGAAGGCAATCAAGAAATTGGCCAACAAATGGCCAATGATGGTATTACCTATAGCCCAGAAAAAGAAAAAGAAATTATTAACTTAATGGCTCAATATATGCAAAAAGCAGGTATGAGTTCAAAACAAATTCGTTACCTATTAAGCTATGATGAGGATTATGTTCCTGACCAATTAGGTTTCTTACCTAAGCAAGGTATGGCGGAAAGTGATGCATATATGGAAAGCCTATCCGAATCATTAACATCTGTATTGCAAGAAAAAGCTCCACCCGGTGACAAATACGAACGTATGGTTAAGCACATCAAGAAAGGTTATTCTAAAGACGGTAAATTAACTGATGTCGAAAAAAGCAAAGCATATGGTGCCGCTTGGAAAGCAAAAAATAAATCAAAAAAGTAAGCGAGCAGGAACCTCAAGAGCCTGCTGTTGAACCAGCACAGGCTCCTGCTAAAAAAATCGGACCACAACCAAAGTTAAAACCTAACATGCCGCTTGACTATTGGAAGCAACGTTTTCAAACTGCAAATCCAGCACAGTATCATCAATTTAAAAATAAGACGCCTGAGAAGAAAGATCAAATGGCTACTGCGGCCTTGTATAAAGCTCGCCAACCAAAAAAGAAATAAACATGTTTAAAAGATTCGATGTACCGGTAGTATCGAATCCCGTTTGTAGAGAACCAATCTACAATATTGTTGCAGAAGATTTTAAATTTTACGACAAGGACGGATTCGAATTAAATCGAGCAGAACAGAAATACTATGAGATGATGCATCATCCTATAGACTATCCCATACTAAATCATCGCTGTTGGCAAGAACCTTGGTTCGAGTTAGAACATCAAGACCTAGGATTGATACTAGATCATTCACTAATACTGCACAGATGTAGATACGAAGGCTACGCCGAACATCAACTACAAAAAATAAAAAAAGATATTCCGGAAGCAGAATGGTTATTGAAAACTCCGCAAAAATGGGGATTTGATTTTGCACTAGATGCTGTAGACGATAATGGCAACATCTATGAAGTACTGCACGTAGAATACGACAACTACGATTACGATGCTTTTGTAAAAGCCATGCAGTTATTTGATTTCAAAGTTAGGCACACTGATTGGAGACATGCTGCTAAACAAGTATTAGTTAAGCAGGACGAATGGTGTCATCTTAAAGGATTTGCCCAAAACGATTGGAAAGCCAATTTTCTACTCGGCTGGAACCGAGCAGAATACACAGAAAAAAGTTTGACCTTGTTAGCATAAACCTATATACTATACACTTATAGGAGATATTATGGGCAAAGCATTTGGCGCACCAGAACAGGCAAAAATTAAACAGATCGTATCCGAAGGTATGACTGTTATGCAGGAAATTCAAGACCTCACCGAAGGCCTGAATGAAACTATCAAAGCAGTAGCAGAAGAACTAGAGGTAAAACCTAGTGTTATCCGCAAAGCAATCAAAATTGCACAGAAAGATCAATGGGATCAAGTGTTCCGTGAGTTTGACGATCTAGAAACTATTGTTGATATTGCAGGCCACGCTAATCGTCGTGAAGACTGATGAACTTTATACGCAATGTATATAACTGGGCTAGGAATGACTATCGAGAATGGCCTACTAGATTTTCATTAGAAATCTCAGCATGGTTAATGAGCTTAGGCTGCTCTCTAACACTAGCAGCAGGTGCAACTGATCCGCTGTTTTTCTATTTGTATCCAATATTCATTTTGCAGTGTGCAATATTTGCATGGGCATCATGGACTCGCAAAAGCACGGGCATGGTAGCTAACTACCTACTGCTAGTCACTATAGATGTCATTGGTTACATTAGATTGTTAAATATGTAAGAGAAAGGTTCGATCAGCCATAATTGATCACAAAGAAGGTTGCCGGCCATAAGCGGTAAGGAGAACTATATGAGCTACGTCGATGCCATGTGGGATCGCGACAAGGACATTGTACATGTCGTTGAGCGTGATCCGAAGAAGGGCAGAATCTTTCAGGAGTTTCCTGCAAGATACACATTTTATTACCCCGACCAAAGGGGCAAATACAAATCAATTTACGGTGAAAACCTAAGCAAAGTTGTTACTAGATCCTATAAGGATTTTCAGAAAGAACAACGGATTCACAGCAGTCACAAGCTATACGAATCTGATATCAATACAGTATTCAAAACACTAGAAGAAAACTATCTCAATCACGAACCGCCTAAACTAAATGTAGCGTTTTTTGATATTGAGGTGGACTTCGATCCTGAAAGAGGCTACAGCACCCCAGAGGATGCTTTTATGCCCATTACATCGATCGCTGTTCACCTACAATGGTTAGATACACTAGTCTGCTTTGCTGTTCCCCCAAAGACACTGACAATGGAACAGGCAACTGAACTGGTCAAAGACTTTCCTAATACACATCTGTTTGAAACTGAAGCAGAGATGTTAGATGCATTCTTGGATCTTATTCAAGATGCTGACATTCTCAGTGGCTGGAATAGTGAAGGTTATGATATTCCCTACACAGTTAACAGAGTTATCAAAGCACTGAGCAAAGAAGACACTCGTAGATTTTGTCTGTGGGGTCAATTTCCCAAGAAGAGAGAATACGAAAAATATGGAAAAGCGGCTGTTACTTATGATCTGGTTGGTCGTGTTCATCTGGACAGTCTCGAGCTGTACCGCAAATACACATATGAGGAACGACACACTTACCGACTGGATGCCATTGGAGAGATGGAAGTAGGAGAGACTAAGACACACTATGAAGGTACTCTCGATCAACTGTACAACAACGACTTCCGTAAGTTTATTGAATACAACAGACAGGATACTGCACTGTTGAACAAGTTAGATAAGAAGCTCAAGTTCTTAGATCTAGCCAACACACTAGCACATGAATGTACTGTATTGCTACAGACCACAATGGGTGCTGTAGCTGTTACTGAACAGGCTATTGTAAATGAAGCCCACCACCGTGGACTTATTGTTCCCAATCGTGCCAAACGTGATGAGGATGCAAACAATCAGGCAGCAGGCGCTTATGTTGCATATCCCAAGAAAGGACTACATGACTGGATTGGATCAATTGATATTAACTCATTGTATCCGTCAGCAATTCGTGCGTTAAACATGGGTCCGGAAACTATTATCGGACAGTTGCGTCAAGATAAAACAGACCAACACATTGACGAACAAATGATGGTACATAAAAAATCATTTGCAGCAGCTTGGGAAGGAATGTTCGGTAGCTTAGAGTATGAAGCAGTTATGCGTCAAGATCGCGCATTTGAAATTACAATTGACTGGGAAAACGGAGAGCACGATATCCTAAGTGCCGCTGAGGTCTATAGGTTGATCTTTGAAAGTAATCAGCCCTGGATGTTGAGTGCTAATGGTACTATCTTTACCTATGAACACGAAGGAATTATCCCAGGATTACTCAAGCGTTGGTATTCTGAGCGTAAGGATATGCAGAAGAAGTTGAAGGCAGCGATTGATGCCGGCAATAAAATTGAAGAAGAATATTGGGACAAGCGCCAGTTGGTCAAAAAGATTAATTTGAACAGTCTATATGGTGCCATTCTTAATGCTGGTTGCCGCTTCTTTGACAAGCGTATCGGACAATCAACTACGCTAGTAGGTCGTGCTATTGCTCGTCACATGGCTGGTAAAGTTAACGAAATGATTACGGGAGAATTCGATCATGTAGGTAAAGCTATTATCTACGGTGACACTGACTCTTGTTATTTTTCAGCTTATAACACACTAAAAACTGATATCAATAAAAAATTGATTCCGTGGAATAGAGATGTTGTTATTCAACTGTATAATCAAATCGCTGATAATGTAAATGCAACATTTCCAGACTTTATGCTCGATGCATTCCACTGCCCGAAAAGTAGAGGAGAGGTTATCAAAGGCGGTCGTGAAATTGTTGCTGTTAAAGGCTTGTTCATTACTAAGAAGCGTTATGCTGTACTGTACTATGACAAAGATGGTAAAAGGTATGATGTTGATGGTAAGCCGGGCAAGATTAAAGCCATGGGCTTAGATTTGAAGCGTAGTGATACTCCAGAATTTATGCAAAAGTTCTTAGAAGAAATTCTAACCAAGGTACTTAACAATGCACAAGAAGCAGAAATATTAGAACGCATTAGCGAATTCCGAACCGAGTTTAAAAGTCGTCCAGGCTGGGAAAAAGGTAGTCCGAAACGTGCAAACAACATTGCGGAATATCAAGCACAGGAAGAAAAGAAAGGCAAAGCCAATATGCCCGGACACGTTCGTGCTGCCATTAACTGGAATACTCTAAAGCGCATGAACGGTGACAAATACAGTCAACAAATTGTCGACGGCATGAAGGTTATTGTATGTAAAGTAAAACCTAATCCGTTAGGCTATACCAGTATTGCCTACCCAGTCGACGAACTTCGGTTACCTAAATGGTTTCAAGATCTGCCATTTGATCATGCAGAGATGGAATCTACTATTATCAATAATAAACTTGATAACCTTATTGGGGTTCTAGAATGGGATCTAGAATCTACTACCCAAGATAATACATTTGGCAAATTATTCAGCTTTGACTAAAATATTACTTGACTTATACCCTAAATCTAAATAAACTAATACAAAGGACTTTAATATGAAAGACATTCTACAAGACATCGTGAGTCATACTCACAACTTAGGTTTCCTAAACATTGTTAAGATTACAGGAACCGACACAAATACAAAAATTGACTCCATGGCAGACGACAGAACTGTGGTCATGTTTGGTGAGACTGCAAATCCACAACCAGAAATGATTGGGGTGTTTGGTATGCCTCAATTGAACAAATTAAAATACAATCTCGAGTGTCCAGAATACAAAGAAGATGCAAAAATTGAATTGATGACTGCCGACAAGGACGGAGAAACTATTCCTATCGGTTTACATTTTGAAAACAAAGCAGGTGACTTTAAAAACGACTATCGTTTTATGAACACTGAAATTATCAACGAAAAACTTAAGACAACTAAGTTCCGCGGTGTTAAGTGGGATGTTGAAGTTACTCCAACAATGAGTAGCGTACAACGCTTTAGTTTTCAGGCTGCGGCAAATAGTGAACATGCAACCTTCTTGGCTAAGACAGATGGTGACAAGTTAAAGTTTACATTTGGAGATGCTAGCAGCCACGGTGGTGAATTTATTTTTGCTACAGGTGTCACTGGTATACTAAACAAGTCATGGACTTGGCCAGTTGCTCCTGTATTAAATATTTTGAAGATTGCAGATGTTAATAACACTACAATGAGTTTGTCTAATGAAGGCGCATTGCAAATTACGTTAGATAGCGGAATTGCAACATACAAATATATCATTCCAGCACAGACTTAATAATGAAACAACAAGTTAATTTAACACCACTACAGAAAGACTACGCTGTCTACTTGCCGGCTATTAGTTCTTTCTACAGTACCTACGTTGCTAAACAGCGACTAGAAAAGTTCGTTCCCGATGAACGTATTCCTGCAGGATTCGATCGCGGCATTGAAGGAATGAACTTCCTTAACCCTAAAGAGGGCTATTTTACTTACAAGTACGGTTTATACTCTGCTGGTCATGCACAGTTAGATCTTGCTAAGTCAATGACACAAGAGTCAATGATTCAACAACGAGATCGTAATAACACCATGATCTTAGGTGATTCGGGTGGATATCAGATTGGTAAGGGTGTTCTTAAGTTTGACTGGCTAGACTTTGAAGGCAAGGAAGCTACCAAGACTCGTCAGAAGATTCTTGAGTGGTTGGAAGTAACTGCTGACTGGTCTATGATGCTGGACGTTCCGACATGGGCTTGCGATCACATTCACAGTCCTAAAACTGGCTTAAAAACTTTTGAAGACTGTCTAGACAAGACTCGTTATAACAATGACTACTTCCTAATGAATCGTTTAGGTCAAACTAAATGGCTCAACGTTCTACAGGGTAGTGATTGGGATACTGCCGAACAGTGGTACAACGGCGTAAAAGAATTCAGCGATCCTAAAGGTAAGTATGCGGGTCGCGAAGCAGAAGGTTGGGCCTTTGGTGGTGCCAACATGTGCAAGATGGATATTACTCTCAAGCGTCTTATGACTATGAGAGAAGATGGTTTGCTGAAGGGCAAAAACTGGATCCACTTCTTGGGTACAGCACAACTTGACTGGAGTTGTTACTTAACGTTAATTCAAAGACAAATTAGGAAACATATCAATGAAGAGCTTACCATATCTTTTGACTGCGCCTCACCGTTTATCGCAACAGCGCACGGACTTGTCTACACAAGCGCAGTCCACACGCCAAAAAGGTGGAGCGTTATTATGGACAAAGCCCCAGACAACAAAGCACTTGCAGGATCGGACATCCCGTTCCCATTCGAATCCTCAATCGGCCGCCGACTAACACTAGCAGATATTTGTCATTATGCTCCCGGTATGTTAAACAAGATCGGCAAAGAAGGAAAAACTTCTTGGGATAGCTTTGCCTATGCATTAATGATGGGACATAATGTAGAATGTCATATTGTTGCTGTACAACGTGCTCAACAATTAATGGACATCGAAATTGCTAAAACTAAATCTAAGTTATCATGGAAGCATTGGAAAAAAGTTAAAGCTCAAGATATGAGCGATGAATACAGTGATTGGGTTCCTCGCAATATTCTTTACTTCAGTAGTTTTGTTGAGGACTTGTTTAATACTAAAGATAAAGCAGAAGCATTTGCTATGATCGATCAAGCCGGTCCGTTCCTACGCAGTCTAGAAGGTGCTCGACTACAAGGTGGCCCAAAACAAAATGAATTTAGAAACTTGTTTTCTTTTGAAGAAGTAACATCATCAGATGAAGTAGATTTAGAAAATCCAGATGATGATCAATTGAGAGCGTTAGAAGAAGGCACATTAGGGGACATAGAATGAGAACAGAAATTATCAGTGTACTAAAAAAGCACTTTGAGGCACACATCGACAAACATAAAATGAATGTAGACATCATGTTGAACAATCCCATGGCACTACATGATCACACTGATTTGATGGGTGCTATTGAAAAAGAAATAAATCAGATTTCTGAATATATGGACAAACTAGAAGTAATGGAAAAATACTTTAAGGAATAATATGGCAACAGGTAAAAAGAAAACTAAAGAACTATCTATAAATGCAGCAAGTGAATGGTGGCCCAAAATTAATCAAGGCAGTCACTTAACAGTAAAAACATTTGAAGATGGTCGCACTGAATTAATTTGGGACGACGAAGCATTAATGCGTGATGTCCGAGAAGCAATTAACTCATACGAGTTAAGCCAAATTAAATCAAATGTTAAAGCAAAATCAACAACTCGTACAAAGAAAATCAAAAGTTCTTGACTTTCTGTATAATTCTGCTATACTAGTAATATGAAACGAGATTACGATAATGGTTCTAGTGAAGGTGTAGTGTTTTTCACTGGAGTAGAAATTGAGCATACTCCTGCATATGGACAAAATACTTTGTTTGTCACAGGAGTACAATCTAAAGAAGATATTGCATTAAATTTGCAAGGATGTACTCATATCTTTTTTGGAGCAAATCATAGTTTCTATCCTAAAGATAA